GAATCAAAAGAACAAGATTTTAGACGTAGAAGGTTTGCTCCTTATAGTGATCAATATTTAAAACGATTACAAAAAGAAGGAAAGTCACAAAAAGTTGATTTATTTTTTACAGGAAGAATGTTAGGATCTATTACAGGCAAAGTTAAATCTTCAAGAAAGGCATCTATATTTTTTAACAATGCTGAAATGAGAACAAGAGCTTTATTTAATCAAGTATTGAATGAACCTAAAAGAGAATTTTTTGGATTTGATACTCGTACAGAAAAACTTATAAAGAAAGAGTTTGTTCAGTTTATGGAAAAAGAAATTAGAAAGATGAGATTATGAGTACAAGAGAGAATATAGCATCAAACATAGCTTCAACTATTAGTGGTATATCAAGTCCAAGTATTAAGAAGGTTACTAGACAACCCTTTGATATTGATGAGCTTTCTGACAAACAATATCCAGTTGTAATAATACAAACTAGTGAGGAAACAAGAGAGGATATTGAAATGGGTGAGGGTGCAAGAACAAGGCAAGGAACGATAGACTTTGTGTTATCAGGTTTTGTCAAAGGTGCAGAGGTCAATATTGATACAAAAAGAAATCAATTAATTACTGCTATTGAAACTGAATTAGAATCTGATATTACTAGAAGTGGTAATGCACTTGATACAGAAGTCATATCTGTTGAAACTGATGAGGGGACTCTATTCCCTATTGGTGGGATCAGGATGACTATTAGGTGTATTTACACATTTGAATCAGGAACACCTTAAGGAGAGACATGGCTAGTATAGAAAAAAAATTAGATAAAATAGAAAAGAAAATGGATGCAATTGAGAAATTGCATGATAAAGAATCTCTACTTTGTGAAGAAGTAAAAGACATAATAAGTGAGATAAGAGAAGAAAACTCTGAGGATGAAGATTTTGAAGATGAAGATCTTGAAGAAGATGAAGAAGAAGAGTTTGACGAAGACGATGAAAAATAATATAAACAACTTAATCGGAGGAAAATAAGATGGCAGTTCATCATGGTAAGGAAGGACAAGTCGCAATTGGCGGAACAGCAGTAGGAGAGTTAACATCATTCACTATTGAAACAACAGGGGATGTAGTTGAGTCAACTAAAATGGAAGATGGAGCAAAATCTTTTATAGCTGGTAGAACATCTTTTTCAGGTACTTTAGAAATGCACTTTGACGAGACAGATAGTGGTCAAACACAATTAACTGCTGGGTCAAGTTTAACTTTTAAATTACTACCTGAAGGAAGTTCATCTGGTGACAGAAAATTTGAAGGTGCTGGTATAGTTACAGGAATGTCTGTAAACCAACCTTTAGATGGAGTAGTTGCTAGATCTGTGACGTTTCAAGGCACTGGTGCTTTAACAATAGGAACAGAATAATAATTTATGTCTATTCTTAATAGAGCTAAATCTCACTTTGAGAGTTTAGGAGTACAATCTTTAGAGGTTGAAGAATGGCCAGATGATAGTGGTAAACCCACAATTATTTATTGGAATCCAATAACACTAGCAGAAAAAAAACGTCTATTTGAAAGATCAAGTAATATTAACGATGTAGGTTTGTTAGCCGATATTGTTATTATGAAAGCTCTTGATAAGGATGGAAACAAAATATTTAAATCAGAAGATCGATTAGATATAATGCACAAAGTAGACTCTGATGTCCTTGCAAAAATTTCAACTGCAATGGTTCAAGTCATCACTCCATACGAGTCAAAAAAAAAGTAAATACTACCCCTGAACTCCGAAATATGTTAGTAATTGCGGACAGGCTAAAAATAACTTTAAAACAAGTATTAGAAATGCCAGAGGCAGAATATAATACCTGGTTAGGTTATTTAATGCTAGAACAAGACGAATATAATAGAAATAGAAAAATATAATGGCACAGAATTTAGTACTTAATATTCTAGCAAAAGATAAGACTAAAGTAGCTCTTCAAGGAGTTCGTAATGGTCTTAATAATTTAAGAACTGCTGTGTTTTCATTACAATCAGCTATTGTTGGTATTGGTGGTGGTCTAGTAATAAGATCATTAACAAAGGTAGGATCTGAGGTAGAGGACTTAGGTGTAAGATTTAATTTTTTATTTGGTAATGTAAAAGAGGGAACTAAAGCATTTGATAACTTAATAGGTTTTGCGGCACGAGTACCTTTTTCACTTCAAGAAATATCAGCGGCATCAGGTAACTTGGCAGTTGTGGCCAAAGATGCAGATGATCTAACTCGTATATTAAAAATAACAGGAAACGTTGCGGCAGTAACAGGATTAGATTTTAGACAAACCGCAGAGCAAATACAGAGATCATTTGCTGGAGGTATAGCGGCCGCAGATGTATTTAGAGAAAGAGGTGTTAGAGCTTTATTAGGTTTTAAAGCTGGTGCTACAGTTACTGCGGAAGCTACTATAAAAGCCTTTGAGGATACCTTTGGTGAGGGAGGAAGGTTTGGTAAAGCTACTGAGGTTCTTGCTACTACATTCACTGGTACTCTATCGATGTTACAAGATAAATTATTTAAATTTAAATTAGAAACAAATAGAGCTGGTTTTTTTGATTTCTTTAAAAATGCACTTGTAGTTATAAATAAAGGGATAGAGGATAATGCAACAGCTCTGTCTAATTTTTCTAAAGCAGTTGGTGAGGGTTTAGTAAACTTTATAAAACAGGCATTGTTAGGTGGTGCGGCTTTACTTGATTTGCTAAGACCTATTTTTCAAACAGTTGCAATAGGTATTGGTGGATTAATAGATGTAGTTAAAGGTTTGCCACCAGGTATTAGAGAGCTTGGTATAGTTGGCTTTCTGATGCTTGGAAGAACAGGCAAAATAGCCATCGTTGGTATATTAGGATTATTAAAAGCTATCGGAGTTGATCTAGATAAAATAACAAACAGCATTTTTGGAGCAACTAAACAAACTGAAGAGTTTGGCCCAGCTATGAAATCAGTAAATGAGTTTATAAAAAAAATAGAAGAAAATATAATTGTATCAAAAGAGCAGTTAGCAGAACTTCAAAAAGAACTTAAAAAAGTAGAAGACTCTGCTGAAAAAACATTAGTTTCTTTTGCAAAAATAAAAGACACAATTAAAAACCAAATTAAAAAAGATTTAGAAGCTGTGAATGACACTATAGGTAAATTTATATTAGGTGGTGTTAAATCATTCTCAAGAGCTTTAGCTGAAGCAGTTGTTCTTGGAAAACAATTAAATATGACACTAAAAGAATTAGCTCAAAAATTATTAGTAGATATTCTTGCATTTACTATTCAAACAGTAATTCAAAAACAAATAGAATTATTTTTAACAGATATGAGTTTAAAAAAAGAAGAGGATAAGTTAAAAGTTTTTAAAGAGCAAGGAAAAGAACTCAGAAAAAACACTGGATTAGGTTTAGTAAGTTCAGCTTTATCTTTTTTACCAGGTTTTGCACAAGGTGGTGCGGTTGGAAAAGGAAGGCCTATAATGGTTGGTGAGAGAGGCCCAGAACTATTTATACCAAACTCAACAGGGCAAATAGCACAATCTGCTAGAGGTATGGGAAGTGGATCAGCAGTTGTTAATTTTAATATAAATACAATAGACTCAAGAGGGTTTGATCAAGCATTAGTCGAAAATAGAGGAACTATAACATCAATAATAAATAATGCTTTAGCAGAAAAAGGTAGAGGAGAGTTAATTTAATGTCAGGTTCATTTCCAATATCTAGTGCCGCTTTTGAAACAATGGGTATTCAATCGAAACAGAATACAATAATTTCAAAATCTTTATCAGGTAAAAAACTTTCAAGACAAATAGATAATCAAAGATTTGGATTTACTGCATCTATTATTGTTGGAAAACGATCAGACATATATGGTGAGCTTATGGCTTTTATTGTAAAGCAAAGATCAGCAAAAGAAAATTTTACAATTATCCCTCCAGAGGTTGAGGATGCTAGAGGTGATGAAACAGGAACTCTAGCAGTTAATGGAAGTCACACCGCTGGTGATACTACAATTGCAATTGATGGTTTTGCTGGGGATGGAGCTGGAAGGTTAAAAGCTGGTGATTTTATTAAGTTTAATGGACACACTAAAGTCTATATGGTTGTAGCAGATGTAACAAGTTCATCTAATGCGGCTACAGTTACAATAGAACCACCTTTAGTTTCAGCTTTAGCAAACGATGAAACTGTTAGTTATGACAATATACCTTTTACAGTTCATCTAACTAATGACATTCAAGAGTTTGGTGTTGTTGGTGCAGATAAATCTGGAAATTTATTATATAAATTTGAAATAGATGTCGAAGAAGCAATATAAAATTAAATATTTTATGAATGCTGATATTTTGGCAGAAGAGATAGTTGAGGCAGAAAATATAGATGTAGATAATCTTGATCTGAAAAAACATGATTTTCCATCAAAAAATGCTGACTACATAGTGAATGGTGATATAAAGGTTATTAGAAAAAGTATAGAAGATTATGGCGAGAACATTAACAACAGCAGTAAAAAATGAATTACTTACAAATGAAATAAGACCAGTTCATTTGTTATCAATTGGTTTTGGAACACCAGTAAATTTAACTGATTGTAGTTTTAATCTTACGTCATCTATATCAGGATCAAGCACAATTTATACTGCATCATCTTTTTTAGTTTCAGTTCCATCCTTTACTGAGGAAACAGATTTAACAAAAACAAGTTTAAATATTGTTCTATCAGGTGCAGATCAAACATTTATTTCAACTGTTCTAAATGAAAATATAGTAAATGATAGCGTTGAAATATTTAGAGGTGTTCTAGACTCATCAAATTCACTTATTGCAGATCCTATATTATTATATTCAGGAAATATAGACACCTTTCAAATTGAAGAATCAGAAACTGACTCATCTGTTACATTGACAGTTGTAAGTCATTGGGCCGACTTTGATAAAAAAAGCGGAAGGCAAACTAACAACAATTCTCAACAAAGATTTTTTAATACTGACGTTGGAATGGATTTTAGCTCTCAAACAGTTTTAGATATTAAGTGGGGTCGAGAATGACAACTTTTGATGAGGTTATTAAATTATATTACAATCATGATAAATATAAAAAATTTACTTATCCTGAACTGTATTATCATATTTTACCTTCAATAAATCTTAATCAGTATAAAATATTTAAAGATAATAAAGGTGTTTTTGGTTTTGTGAATTGGGCCTATTTAAGTGATGAGACACAAGATTCATATATAAGAAATTCTAAAATATATAAAAATGAATGGAAAAGTGGTGTTTATCTTTGGTTATATGATATTGTTATTATTAGAAAGAGCAAAGAGGTTATGTCATGGGTTTATAACTATTTTAAAAAACTATTAAAAACAAATGAGTCTATATCCTGGTTAAGACTAGATGAGAATGACAAGGTTTATAGAGTAGCAAAAAAATATAAAAGGGAGTTTCATAAGTAATGGGTGGTGCAGTAGATACAGTCGTTGAACCAGTAAAAAAAGTATTTAAAGCAGTAAGAGTATTTAATTTTTTATCTAATATAAATCCTTTTGTAGCTTTAGGAGTCTTTGCAGTTGGGTGGTTGTTTATGAGATCATCAAAACCTGATATTCCTGATTTTGGAACTAATGATTTTGAGGAAACAGAAAAAGGTATTTTAGTTAATAAGCAATCAAATAACGCATCAATTCCAGTAGTTTATGGGGAACGTCTAATTGGTGGAACAAGGGTATTTATAGATC